ACGCGACTTCCCTGAATACATACGTTCTGGTAGTTTCTCTCTTTAACTGACAAAGGACCGGGCTCGACCCAATAAAAAGGTTGGATTACTGGGAAATCTAAGTGGCGGTTCTCCAAGTCAGCAACAAAAAAGGGGTTGTGAGAAGAATCATCACCAACGACGGAAGGGTGCAAGTCATAATCTTCGCAGACCTGAGAACGGAAACGGGCCATCAAAGAGTAGAAAGCAGGGCGTAAACCTGGGAAACAAGAAGGGCGCGATCCCGAAGTATCACGGACCAACAGGGTTGTTTCCTTACCACCGGGGTCACTTGTCACCAAAGTACCGACGAACTCCAAAAACAGACCGATACCTACTTGCGACAAGTAACTGGATCCTAGATCCAAAGTGGGAGAAATGCCGAAGTAGGAGGCAACACCTACAGGGAGAACGCCGACAGCTGTCGGATACTCACACTCCCTGATAGCTTCACGCAAAAAACCTCCCTCATCCGTGTGGGAATTCAACGTGATAACGCTAGTCATGCCGCTAAAAAACGCCTCAGTGTGTGCTCCTGCGCAAGAACACGACTGAGCAGCATTGATGATGTTCGCAAATACTTTCAGAGCAAACACACCAAGCTGCGCACCCTGCAAGGCAGTGTGGCTACGAGGCGGGATGATATCGCTCATTAGAGTGACAGACTTACACCCTGCTAAAGCAGCAAAGCGAGCTAAGGTGGCAAACTCGCTAGAAGTGTTGGCTAATCCCGCAGCGATGGTCAAATTCGTAACTGTCGGCACCTTCCAAGTAGGGGAAATGGTGCTGACAGATACGACAGGTGGGCCGTAGTAGAAGTCTTCGAAACAACTAGTCGACGCTACAGCAGCACCGCACACGTAGGCTAAAGATCGAAGATCGAAAGCACTATCGCCGATGGAAGCCACAGCAAAAGACTGACGAATCTTCAACGACTCGATTAGGCTACGTAGTTCCTCAGAACTCTGGTAACCAATGGGGGCCGCAGATTTATCCACGACCAGAAAAGGTAGAGGCGTGTCCGGCTTTTTCAAGTTCACATCGAGCACGTACTCAATGTTAGCTTTACCAGTCACGGCATCTCCTCCGAAAGTAGTGTAAACACTATGGGGCGCGCTCAACACTACACGCTTAATCGAAGAGTCACCAGTTTTAACAAACCAGGACTTCTTTGAAAAGGACGCATATGTCGGCACGAAAGAGACAAGGGACATTGTTATAAGCTTTAGACTTTAAAAGACAACCAGTTATAAGATTATCGGGACGATGCTAGTTTTATTGTGAAACTCTTTAGGCTCAATGGCTAGCCAACTAAGGGTCTAGTGGTCCAT